ATGACAAGTAAAAAGCAAATTGACAGCGATCTGCAGGCAGCCTTCCTTGGCGTGAAAGCTCTAAGCAATGATTTGTACGTTGAGGAGTTGGCTGGCTATGAAGATGAGCTCAAAGATTCGCTGAATCAGGACGCAGATGATGCACTGCTGTGTGTCTTTGCTGATCGTGGGGAGGTCGCAATGATGGTGGTTGAGCCAGGTGGCACGATTTACAGAAATGAAAAGGCAGTTGCCAAATTGCGGGCGATGCTTCCGAATACCCTTGATGTCAATTTGCAGGTATTGCTCCCAATGTTCTCCGCTGATATCAGCCGGGGGGACTTCGGTGTAGCTGGAATTAAATGGTTGCCAGCGCAGAGTACGTAAAGTGTGAACTGGGATTGCCGCGTTACTTCTTTAGGGCTGCTGTTTGAATTGAAAAATTGGGACAGCAGCTTCCACCAAGTCCGGTGTGATTCAAAGTGGCAGCTCTTGGGAGTGATACTGACTGGGGCAGTGTCGCTGAATGACAGCCTGCGCATATGAGGACGGTAAGAATCCAGTACGCGAACAGGCTCAGGGCCTTGACGAAACTAAACAACGCCAAGTCAAGCTGCCAGTGCCTCCCACCTCAGGCGCTGCCTCCACAGTGGTTACCTTGTCCAGCCTGCCCTACTTCCGCATCTACCCTCTGCGCGCAGTCGAGACCCCGCCCCGCCCGCACTCTTAATGTATCGCTTTCGTCGATACCGCCGACACCGGCGCTTTCCAGCGCTGGTGCGGCCTCGCGGGGCGGTTTTGCCCCTTTGGTAAGTGTCGGGATTCGACGGGAAATGATGATGGCCCCGCACGAAAAGCTTGCGCATCTTTTGGCGAGGCATCTGCGTTGCCGGAAAAGGCGCTGCTTTCTGTGAGAAACGCAGTCACAACCTGTGCAACGTGACTTGTCCCTGCCTCAAAAGCACTATTGAGGCATGGAAAAGAAGACCTCCACCGCAGCCACAAAATTTCCGCTGATTTCGCAGCTGCCAAGTCCGTACCACGACCGCCTGCTGCAAATCAATGTTGTGCAGCAACTGACGGGGGCTGGCCGCCAAACCATCTACCGCTGGATGGACAGTGGCGCATTTCCGCTGGCAGTTCGTGTGCACGGCAAGCGCATTGCCTGGAAAGAATCCGAAATCAATGCTTGGATCGACAGCCGCCCACGTGCCGATCTGCCATCTGCAAAGGAAGCGAAATGACAGCCCAGGAAAACAGGGCAAGCCGTTTCTTCATTCGCTGCCCGCATTGTGAAGCTCAGGCCAAGGTGCGCACCAGCAAGCAAGAAACCAGAACCATGCGCAGCTTGATATGTCGATGCACCAACGTGCTGTGCAATTTCACTTTCGTGGCGAGCTTTGAGGCTATTCAAACCATATCGCCATCGGCTATGCCGCATGCAGAAGTAGACCTACCCAGTAGCGACTACGCCATTGCATTGCTAAGAAAAGAAGCGCTTGCTGCCTACAAAAAGCCGGTGAGAAAAGAAACCGATACACAGAGAAATTCCATTAAGCCCATTGCAGCGATGCAGCCTCAAGCCAGCAGCCAGGCACACCTACCGCAGTGGCATTCGTTGATTCACTACACCGTCACCCCTAAACAGGAGCGCACATGACCACCCATCGCCTGAACGACCAGAAATACAGCCTTAAAGGCGCAGCCCAATGCAGCGACAAAAACGGACGCAAAACCAGCACCCTGGAAGTCCTGGCAGGCGCCAATGGCGCGAATTTCTCCAGCGAAAGTGCCCCCAGCCATGCGCAGGTGGTGCTGCAGGAGGGGAGCGGCCCAAATGCAGTGCCCATCGCCTACTTCACTACCGAGCAAGCCCGCCAACTGGCCACGGCGCTAAACGCTGCTGCCGGCGGCCATGACGCCGTTCAACTGGCCGACTGCTAACTCCCTTGAAAACCGCACCAACCAAGCCATGACCACTACACATACCCCTGCCAACGCCTTTACCCAGGAAGCCGAAGAAGCCAAAACCACTTGGCTGGATGCGCAGGCCCGCCTGAGGGCTGCGCGCGAAGCGTTCAACACCGGCGCCGTGGTTCGCTTGAAAGAGATTTTCAGCAACCAGGACTCCTTGAAAGCCAAGCTGGAAGCCGCCCGTCTGGAGCGAGAAAAGGCCGAGTCCGAATTCAAATCCGCATTCGAGGCCGCCGGGTTTGAAAAAACTGCAGCGGTGCAAAAAATCCTCAACAAAAAGAACGACGCCATTGCCATTTGTGAAGAGCTGGAACGCGCTATTGCCAGCATGAGCGCCGAGTGTGCTGAGCACCAGCCGCTATTTATGCAGGCCAGCATCGAGGCTGAAACGTACCAGGCAGCCCATGGTTCTGCCTTTTCTGCAGGCGCGCGGTTTCATGCGTTTGCACTGCTGGAAAAACACGGGCCTGCAATGGCCGACGCACTTGCATTGATTCGCAATGTGCGATCTGGCAACGCAGCGATCGAGGTTGACATAGGCCCATCACAGGGGTTCAGCCCAGAGACCGCCCGGATCACCCTTGAAAGCCGGATGGACGTATTGCTGAGTCCGCTGCGTAGCAAGTCCATGAAAGCTCCCAGTGGCATCACCCAGCCCATTGTCGATGCCATCGGCACGCTCGACCTCGGGCCGATGAAAGGTCGCAAATTGCTCACCCCTGCCGACCATCACAAGATCAGATTCGCAGCCCAAACCCGAACCGCCTGAGCACCGCTCTACCTCACCTCTACCAAACCCTTCAACAACGGAAACAACACCATGACCGATATCGCAACCAGCCAGACCCAAACTCTCGAAGGCGAAGAAATCATCAATGGCCGTCCTGCTCGTGCCATCACGCTGCAGCAGCCGATCACTCGTGGCGCGCAAGTCATCACCAAGGTGCATGTGCGCAAGCCCAAAAGCGGCGAGCTACGCGGCATCGACCTGGGTGCCATGCTCAACGCCAATGCCGACGCCATCATGCAAGTTCTGCCCCGCGTGACGGAGCCACTTCTGGTGAAGCACGAGGTGGAAAACCTTGACCCTGCCGACCTGCTCATGCTGGGGATGGCGTTGGTCAGTTTTTTCGTGCCGAAGGCAGAGCTGCAATAGCACTGCCAAAACACATTGAGGAGGCAATGGCAGACATTGCCTTCGTCTTCCACTGGCTGCCCAGCTGCATGGATGCCATGGAGCTGGACGAACTAGTAGGCTGGCAGCAGTTGGCCGTACAGCGCTTCAACACCGTCAACGCACCGCCTGAGCGAAAGAGCTAAGATGCCCCTTCATGAATCCACTGCTGTTTTTTGCAGGCATTGCTGCGTACTACAAGCTGGAAGAAGTGCTGGCCGAGCGCGAGACCGCGCAAACCAAACGCGATCTGGCCTTGATCCATTTGCGCGCGCGGGCCGAGCAGTTGCAACAAGAACTGGAAGATATGCAGTTCGACCAGACCCTGCAGCCCAGCCGGCACAGCGCCAAGCAGCTGTGCGCTGCCCAGCAGCGTGCAGACCGCGCGCAAGAAGCACTGCTGATGGCAGAGACTGGCAGCTCTCTGCGCTAAACCGCCTGGCACGCTGTGGGGTGTGCCATGGCTGACAAACTGCGCCTCGAAGTGCTGTTTGCGGCTGTTGACAAAGTAACCGGCCCGCTCAAAGCCATCCAAACCGGCAGCCGTGCTACCGCCAAAACTTTGGGCGAAGCCGAGCTGGCCTTGAAAAAACTGCAGCAGCAGCAACGCCTGCTGCAAAGGCTGGATGATGCCAAGCCTGATTTGATCCGCGAGCGCGACAAACTGCGCATGCTCAAAGAACAGCTGTCTGCCATGCGCGTGCAAGGCATTGCCAGCAAAAAGCAGCTGGACAGCAAAGAAAAGGAAGTTGCCCAGCAGGCGGCTGCCTACGAGCGTCAACGTGTTGCTGTCATGCGCTTACGCTCTGAAGTGACGGCCCTTGGCTTGGGCAGTGCATCCCAAGCCCAGGCCAAGCTGGCTACCAGCATTGGCGCCGCCAACACCCAGATTGACGCCCAGCGTCACAAGCTCGAACAGCAGCGCCAGGTAGAAACGCGCTTGGCCGCTCTGCGCGAGAAGCACGGCGCCACCATGATGAAACTGGCCAAATGGGGCGGCGCAGCCGTAGGCGCGCAGATGGCCGGGCAAAAAATGAGCGGCTGGGTCAAGCACCCGGTGCAAGAATTTACGGACGCCGAACAGGCCCGTACTCAGCTGCAAGTAGCCTTCATGACCAAAGACGGCGGCGCATCGGCAGAACTGCGGCAAATCACCGACCTGGCCCAACGGCTGGGCGACCGCCTGCCCGGTACCACTTCCGACTTCATCAACATGATGACCGCGCTCAAAAAGGAAGGCATGAGCGCCAAAACCATCCTGGGGGGCCTGGGGGAGGCATCGGCCTACCTTGCCGTCATGCTGGAAGAAACGCCTACGGAAGCGGCTAAGTTCGGCGCCAAGATGCAAGACGCCCTACAGGCTACCGAATCCGAGATGATGGGCATCCTCGACATGCTGCAGCGCAGCCACTACGCCGGCGCAGACGCGCGCTACATGCTGGCCGGCTTCGGCAACATGGCGCCGGTGCTCAATATCATCAAGAAAAAGGGTATGGAGGCGATGAAAACGCTCTCGCCCATGATGGTGATGATGAACCAGGCCGGCATGACCGATGGCGGCAGTGCTGGCAATGCCATCCGCAAGGTGTACCAGTACACGATGGATGCCAAAAAGCTGGCTAAGGCCAATGAGGCCGTCAAGAAGGCTGGCGGCAAATTTCGGCTTGATTTCAGCAATGGCAAGGGCGAGTTCGGCGGGCTGGAAAAAATGTTCTCCCAGCTCGAAAAGCTCAAAAACTTCAACACCATGCAGCGGGGCAGCATCATCAAAGAGCTGTTTGGCGACGATGCCGAAACTCTGCGCGTGCTCAACCAGTTTATTGAAAAAGGCCTGACAGGCTACCAAGAAACCGTGGCCAAGCTGCAAGACCAGGCAGACCTGCAAGAGCGCGTCAACAAATTGCTGGGCACACTGAAAAACGTGGCAGAAGCCGCCCAGGGCAGCTTCACCAACTTGCTGGTCGATCTGGGCGAGCTGATCGCGCCAGAAGCGAAAGCCGTACTCAACTGGCTAGGCGATATGGCCGTCAGCATGAAAGCGTGGGTCAAAGAAAATCCGCAAGTTGCCAAAACACTGATGCTCATTGCCGCCGCCGGTGCTGCCGTACTCACCGTTTTGGGCACCCTGGGTATTGCCTTGGTGGGCGTGATCGGTTCATTGACCATGTTGCGCCTGCTCTCGGGCCGCATGCTGCTCAACCTACTAGGCATGCGGGCAGCCGGTGCCTCCGCTGCGGCTAGCACCGGCATAGCCGCCAAGGCCGTGCAATGGCTGGTATCAGCTTGGGGCGCCTTCAAAGCCATGGGAGTGGCCGGTATTTTCCGAACCATTGGGCCGGCCATCACTGGAGCGCTCTCGCAGCTCTCCAGCCTGCGCGGCGTGTTTGGCCTGCTCAAAGGTGGCCTGTGGGGATTGCTCAAACTGGTGTTCACCTTTGCCCGGGCCAATCCGGTAGCCGCAGTTGTTATGGGCATTGCTGGTGCTGTGGCGGGTTTTGCAGCCCATTGGGACAAGATCAAAGAGTTTTGGGATCAGGGTCAATGGTGGAACCTGGCCAAGGAGATATGGGCAGCCATTGAATGGGGCTTGAATGCCGCATCGCTGGGCTTGTACGACTTCTTCATGACCATGGCCAAGAAAGCGCTTGGCGCTGTGTGGGAGGGCATGAAAAGTGCTGTCGGTGCAGGCAGCACTACAGCCAACGATTCACCTGTGCAAGTGGCAGGCCGAGCCAAAGCCACGGCGGCGGCATTTGCATTGGCCACTGGCGCAACGGCTGGGCCTTCGGTAGGCGCACAGGCGCTACAAGATGGTCAGCAGTTTCAGGTCAAACAAGAGCTGCTCACCCTGCAACCCAAGGCAGCCGCCCCGGTTTCGGTGAGCAGCAACAACACGTTCAATATCACCGCCGCACCGGGTATGGACGAAAGAGCCGTGGCGCGTGCTATCACCTTCGAGATGGATAGACGCGACCGCCAGACAGCTGCTCGCCGAGGTAGTTCCCTTATGGATATTGATTAAACGCGACGCCCACCCTACTTTATCCGCACCGTCTCGCTGCTACCATTGAACATGCCAGCCCTAGGCTGATCCCCGAACACCTGTGACCCTGACAGGCTGGGCTGGCATTTCTGGCAGGGGCATCGAGGGATGCATATGAAACAGAAGCAAGGCCGAGTATTAGCCGCTCATGGTTCGATAAAGCCTATTAAAACGAATGCAGTTCCGGAAAGATCTGATGTCCAACGCATTATTCACGGCGGTGTTGTAGAGTGTCTTACGTCATCGCAGATACAAGGCGGTAGCTCTATTTTGCGAGGCGGAGTGGTTCAAGGCTGGGTAAGACAGCAACCAGCTGGGGGGACAATTAGCATTGGATGGGATGAGAAAGAAAGACGCGCATGCAAGGCTCTGATGGGTTATGTGGAGAGCGCAAAAAACGATCCTGAAGTTCAGCAGTCTGCAGAGATCGCTAGCTTCCTGCAGGAGCTTCTAAGGAGTATTAACGACGTCCTGTACAAGAGAACAGAAGACGTGGTAGGCCAGATTCAGAAAAAGAGTATTAGTCGGAACAGCTCGAAGGCAGCTAGAAGGAAAGCAGAAATTCATAAAGAAAAACCTGATGCGCGCCGCGATTACGTCAAAAGGCACTGGTACGCCTGGATTGCAAAGCCTGACCTCTACGACACGTTGGAGTTTTTCTATGAAGAAATGACGAAAGGTATTGCGGAAGAATTAAAGCTCAAACCGCGCAGCAAAAAGACTATGCAGACATGGGCCAAGGATTGGCCTCTGCATCCAAGAGCGCACCAAAAAAAGCGCTGATCTGCAAGAAATTAGTTTCGGCAATGTGCATGCAGGCTACCTTTTATTTAGGCAGTCTGCATGCACATTGGGCTATTCATATCAGTCGATATGAAATGAAATACATGCATCCCAACCAACCAGGATGCATGGACATGGCACTACTTAGAAAACACAGCGCAGCCGCATTGATCGGCCTGAGCAAAACGGCACTTGACACCATCGTCAGGACTGACCCCAGCTTCCCCCGCCCCATCAAACTTGGCGAGCACCGCCAAAGCGCAGTGCTGTTTGACGAAGGCGAGTTGAACGCCTGGATTGACTCCTTGAAAGCAAAGCGCAGCAATCAGGCTGCGATGGGGGCTGTGTGATGAACAAATACCCTACGCCGGAGCACAACGCCACCACCGCAGTGGGCCAACGCATGTTGATTTTGGAGGCCCTTAAAACCGGCCCCAAAACCACTGACGATTTGCGCCGCATTGGCGCCTTTTCCTCCACCTCTCGCATTGCAGAACTGCGTAAAGCCGGCCATGCCATCGCTACATTGCTGGTGCCGACCTATGACCGCGATGGCCACCCCAGGCGCTTGGCGCTTTATCAGTTGGAGGGATCGCCATGCTAGCCACCCACGCAACCAAAAAAAATGCGCCTGGAACCACAAAAGCAGTTACCAAGGCGCTCAGTCATACAAAGCACTATTCTACAGAACAAGCCCCACAAAAAGCCATAGGCACCGGGGCAACACAATTTGCAGCACCACAGCTGCAAGTTTTGGGCTACACTATTTGCAAGCCGAGAGGCCCGGTGCTTGAAAACACCAATGAACCAGAGGTAGCAGCCCCCACCGTCAAGCGGGGTTTTGTCACGCCCAATTTCTGGGGGCGGGTGCGTCAGCACCTACCCCGTATGGTTTCGGGTGGGATGGCTCACACCGCGAGGTTGAGCGCACGGCTGGTTCCGTGTTTTCAACATCCCATCCACCTTATGCGCTTGAAAACGCAAACGGTGGTTCCCTTGATTCATCCAGGAACCAAGACCATGACCGCTATGACCCTGGCCACCCGCAGCGCTGCACCCTCCAAACCCAACGCTATTCCCGCAGACCATCTGCATGCCGTGCTGGGCGCGTTCAACGCCACCAACCTGGCCAGCAGCTATATCGAACGCGGCAACTTTGCCGCCGCCCGCCGCAAACTGGTGCTTGCGCTGCAAGCCATCAACCAACTGCAAGCGGAGGTCTGAGACATGACCTCCACCACAAAGAATGCCGTGCCAGTCACGGCAGGCGCTAGCCATGGCCAGCCTGGCTTGTTGAATGCTGCCGGAACGCTTGCCCAAAGTGCAGACAAATTGGCCTTTCGTGCAGAAGATGCTATTGAGCATTTGCGTTGCGCCATGCAAGCCTATGAAGGGCTGGAATACATGGTGTCTTGTGCCGCTGACCATGCCATGCCACAGCCGGAACAGCTTGGCGCAATCATCCGTGCAAGTAATGAGGCGGTGAACACTCGCCTGGATACCCTAGAAGCGGCACTGTCCGAATTGCGCGCTTTTCTGCAGGCCACGCCTGAACATGGAAGGGTATAACCATGGCCAGCACTACTCCAACCGCCACCGCAGCCACCAGTTTTTACGACTTGTGCGATGCAGATAAAGCCGACCTAGCCTATTGGGCGATAGACCGTGCTTGCGCCGGCGAACCACCGCAAGCAGACGATGGAGCGGCCCTGCTCTTTGCTCTCGGCCTGGTTAACCGGGCAGCACAGGCACTGCGCGTTGCACTACCGAAAGGCGGTGCCGCATGAAGCAAGACCGGGCCGAAGCCCAGGCCATCGCAAACGCCATGCTGCAGCGCCTGCAGGCGTTTCCCATCATCGATCAACCCCACGCACAATGTCTGGCTCCTGATCTGGTGTTGCTTGACCCAGTTGCTCCTCGCTTCGCGTCTACGGCATTCGTGGGGCCACCAGAAAAGGGCATTCCCATGCGTTTGCGACCGCGGTTTGCAGAGCTACGCGAGCATTTTGCCAACAAGGCCGGCAACACCACTCATAGCGGCGTAATGGATGCGGAATGGGCGCGCATGCCACTCCCCTGGCGCATTGTGATGCTGATGATGGGCGGGATTGGTGACTTGGATGCGGATATGCACCAGCTGGCCGCCCGAAGTTGGCAGTTGATCCCTCCCAAAGAGCGCGATGGCATACGCTCTGCGCTACGCGAAGCCTATATGATATTGAGCCGCGTGCAGGCATTGCGACTGCGAACCATCGACTAGCGCATCATGGCCATCCCGCGCCTGTTGCCCACCAGTAGCCTGCGCGACTGGGAGACAAACAAGCCACGCATGCAAATGGTGAAATACCATCTGCAGCGCGTGGCTGACTGCGCGCCAACGGGCTGGAAAGCAGCGATTGCGGAACACCTGGCCGGAGTCATCACGAAAGAAGGTCAGCAGCCAAACATACCCGAATGGGTGCAGGCCTGGGACAAGCTGCAACAAATTGCCGACTTTGATGCAGCTTATGGCGACGCCGCACGCCTGAACCTGAGCGACTATGAAATCTGCACCTGGGCAAAACAGCTGGCCGCCCAGGTAGATGAATTTATGGATGGTTGCGAGCTGGCCCGTTTTAGCCTGGCTGAACGGGGCCAGGCGCTGGCCATGATGCTGCGAACCACTGGTGCGCTGACGATCGAGGACTTGGTGGGCCTATTCAAATTCAAAGATGGCGATACGCCGCAGGACAAGGATCGCAAAATTGATGCCGCGATAAAGCGCTCATCAGACGATAGCTGGTGGCGCCGAAAACTGCGCCGCTTGGTGGCCCGTGTGGTGGAAGCCGGAGCCATTCGCTTGGGTCTGGTGAACATGACCAAGGGTCGGTATATCAGCCACGGCGGCCTCTTACGCCGCCAAGCACAGATCAAACGCAATACCGAAGCGCTGCAGCGCAGCCTGTACCGTAATGAGGCTGGCCAGGTATACACCTTGGCCGAGCTGGCCGCACTGAGCACCGCCAACCCGCTGGTGCGTGGTGGCGAGCTAATGACGCGCATCCGCGGCGCCGAAGAGTATGCAGACAGCCATGGCCATGTGGGCTTGTTCATCACCCTCACCTTGCCGAGCAAGTTCCACCCAGTCACCATTCGCGCAGGCAAATCGCGCCACAACAAAAAGTACAAAGGTGCCACGCCCCGCGATGGGCAAGAATGGCTGCGCGATACCTGGGCCAAGGCGCGTGCTAAGCTGGCCCGCCTTGGCGTCAAAATTTACGGCCTGCGTGTGGCTGAGCCGCACCACGATGGCACGCCGCATTGGCATGCCCTGCTGTGGACTGAAAGCCAGGCCGACGCCATCACCTTGGAAAGCACGCTGCGCCAATACTGGCTGGCCGAAGATGGCCAGGAACGCGGCGCGCAAGACAACCGCGTATGCATCAAGCGCATGGATCGGGGCGGCGCCGCTGGCTACGTGGCCAAGTACATTGCCAAGAGCGTGGGCCATGTGGCACTGACTGACCACCAAGATTTGGTCAACGGCGACCAGATAAAAATGGAGTTCGGCGAAGAGACCAGCCAAGGGCACCAACGGGTAGACGCCTGGGCGGCCTGCTGGGGCATTCGCCAATTCCAGACCATTGGCATGCCCAGCGTGACGGCCTGGCGCGAGTTGCGCCGCGTAAGCAAAGACCAGCTTGACCTGTTCAACCAAGAAGGCGACCGCCAAACCATGAGCGCTTACCGCGCATGCCACCGCCAAGGCAACTTGCGCGCAGACTGGCGCGTGTTTATGGAGGCAATGGGCGGCCACGCCTTAAAGCGCCACGAGTGGCACCTACGCACCGTCACCACGATGGTAGAAAAAGGCCAGATCAACCGCTACGGCGAAGCCGTGGAAGTGGGCCGCATCGTGGGCCTGACCCCGCAACGGGGCCGCATGTGTGGCCGCTGGCTGGTGAGCCGCCGCATCGCCTGGATGCCGGTAGCGAACGAGAGCAGCGCGCATGCTGCGCATGCATCCAAGACCAAGCCTGAAAACCCCAAGGCCGTAGACCAAGCACAGAGCGCAAGCATGGCGCCAGTCCGGCAGGCTTTGCCTGCCGCTTGGACTGGTTTCAATAACTGTACGGCCAGGCTGACGCATGGGCTGCGGAAGGCGTTGCTGGAGCAGAAAATGCACTCTTTTGAGCATTGGAGCAAGGCGGGTACCGTTGCAATGGCGAACTCCATGCACGACATAACACCGAATCATCGAAGCGAATCGATAAGACAGAGCCAGCGCGTCCGTCCTTAGCCAAACATAGATGATTTCTTTATGCCATTAGCTAGCTGAGTAGAGTGCCACGTTTCCATAACAAAAATGACAAGGGAATGCGCGGCATTAACTGCGAGACGAGCTTCGGAGATAGCTATCGGTGGCGGATTTAGACCTCGCCCATGTGCCGAGCCTATGTGCGTCCGATAAGCACCGATCCCGTCGACAATTGAAGCCAAACCTTGAAGCACTCGCTTTTGATCGTCTCTAAGTAGAGGGTCAACGTTAAGCTTCAAGTCCGCCTGAACTGCTCGCCACAACGGCATAACAGTCTGCGCCGCAGGCATAGCAATTCCCACGGTATCGATATAAGTCTTGCAAAGTGCCTCAATAATTGCACATGCTGCAGTTATTGACGCATGTGGATCTGACTCAAGCTGCTTCAAGGCTCTATCGAATTCAGCTTCGATAGACTGAAAGTCGCCCGTTCGCAAGTAGTCGGCAAGCGTTTTACTCGTTACGTTAGACCCTGCTAGCAACACGTAGCCATTGACTTGGTACGTGAGTTGACTCCGCGCAAGTGTCTCCCGAATTCGTTGCTGCCCTTCAGCAATTTCCGGACGGTATCTCGTAGGCGGAGAATCCATAAACGGCTGAATGACCCGACCAAGAATCGCTAACGAATCAACAGATGAATCTGTATTGCAGCGTCGAAGCCATTCAGCGCACTTGGCCTCCATATTTCCGCTTGGGGGATCGCCAGGCGCTCCACTCTCCTGAAATAGAGAATTTATTTTCGTATGACTTTGGTAATACGAAGGGAGAACGGATGCCACTGCACCAATAACAGAACTAGGGATCACTCTTACCGCCAATCTATTCTTCAAAATTAGTTACTCTTGCCCACTTTATTCATGATTGCGCACCTGAAATTAAGTCGATCTCATCAGCCCACCACTGCATCAAAGGCCGCCTAGCTTCAATGTATTTAGCGTGGTTATAACGCCCACGTACGCCACGCGTCACATGCGCGAGCGCCGCTTCTATCAAGTCCGAATCAAAGCGCTGCGCGTCATTGGCTGCCGTGCTGAAAATATGCCTAAAGCCGTGGGGCGTCTGTCTATCGTCATAGCCTAGGCGCCGCAGCGCCATCAAAAAGAACATGCCACTTTTGGGCTTCTTCGTATCACTACGTCCCGGGAACAAAAAGGGATAGGCACCGTTGATGTGCTGCAGCTCTTTGAGAAGCGCGACCGCCTGGCTCGACAAAGGGATTACGTGCGGATCGCCGGTTAGCTTCTCTGACTTTTTGCGCTTCATGCGTATGGCTGGCACCGTCCATTCGCTTTTGGCGAAGTCAATTTCTGCCCACTCTGCCTCGCGCAGCTCAGATGGGCGAGTGGCGAGCATCATCAGCAGTTGCAGGCCAATCGAGGCCTCGCGCGACTTGTAGCCCCTGATTGCGCGAATCAACTCTGGCAGCTCACCTTGCGTCACATGCTTCATAGCCTCCGCCTTGCGGGTCTCTAGTCGCTTGTGCATGGTGGCCAAAGGGTTGGCCTCCATCCGGTCGGTGATAACGGCCAAATCCAGAATATCGCGGCACATAGTCAGCACACGGCTGGCCATTTCAATGATCCCGGCCTCTTGCATGCGGTTGAAGTGCTCCAGCCATTCTTTGGCCTTGATCTGCGCGAATGGCCGCATGCCGAACTGTGGATAGACGTGGTTTTTTAGTGCGCCGATGTTCCGAACTGCGGTGCCATCCACCCAGGTACGGGTTTTGATGGCGATCCATTCGTTGGCCAAGGCCTCAAAAGTGTTTTCTGAAATGGTCTGAGCGGCGCCTTTAAGTCGGCTTACCGTATCCCGCAGCGTTTCACCTGACTGCATCGCCTCGACCAGCTCGGCTTCTTTTTGTCGAGCCTTTGCCGCAGACAGGCTCCCGTCTCGCTTGCCGTAGGTTCCGATGCCCATGAATGACCATTTGCCAGGGCCAATCTTGTAACGAATCTCCCAAGACCTACGACCGTCGGGTCGCACGTAAAGGTGCAGATTTCTATCCGTGGTGTCTCTGACCCGGTAAGCACTGGCCTCAGGCTCCAGTGCCTCGATCGTTGTGTCCTTAAGGGGGTGATGCCTTTTAGTAAGGTCTACTCGCTTCAT